GAACATATTACCTTGGACAGTCATTTACAAATGGTTTGTCAAATCCAGAGGTTAAAAAATATTCTGGAGATATAATTTATATTGACAACCGACCAGCTATTACAAGATCTTCAAACCAAAAAGAAGATATAAAAATTATACTGCAGTTCTAATAAACCATGGCGCAACAAACCAACCTCAATGTATCACCATATTTTGATGATTTTGATTCATCAAATGATTATTATAAGGTTCTGTTTAAACCTGGATACCCTGTTCAAGCGAGGGAACTGACAGGACTACAGTCAATTCTTCAAAATCAAATTGAACAGTTTGGTTCTCATATATTTAAAGAGGGAGCCAAGGTAATTCCAGGAAATACTACTTTTGATACTGGATATACTGGTGTTTCAATTAATACAACTCATTTAGGTGTTCCAGTTAGTGCATACCTATCACAGTTAATAGGTAAAAGAATATATGGTCTTACGACTGGAATTACTGCTGAGGTTGTAAATTTTATCACTCCTGAACAGAGTGATTTTGATATTACTACACTTTATATTTCATATCTCTCATCTGGAGTTGGTGATAACGCACAATCAGAATTTAATGATGGTGAACTTCTAGCATGTGATGAAAACATTGTTTCTGGTCCAGAGAATAGTGTTTTTGTTCCTGCAGGAGAATCTTTTGCGTCAACTTTAACAGAAAACTCTGTTACATGTGGAGCTACTTTCTCAGTTGACAATGGTGTATATTTCATTAGAGGTAATTTTGTTAATGTTGCAGCACAAACTATAATATTAGATCAATATGATAATCTTCCTACAGGAAGAATTGGATTTAATGTTCAAGAAAGTATTGTTAATGCTGATGAAGATCCCACACTTGCTGATAATTCAAAGGGATTTAATAACTATGCAGCACCAGGTGCTGATAGATTAAGGATTAAATGTACTTTAGCATTTAAAGATTTTGAAGATCTCAATGATAATAATTTTGTAGAACTTGCAAAAGTTGAAGATGGTGTTCTTCAAAGTGATTTTGTTAATGATACTTCTCAATACAATTTACTTAGAGATGAATTAGCAAGAAGAACATTTGCAGAATCTGGAGATTATACAGTTACTGCATTTGGAGTAGAGATTAGAGATTCTCTTAATGATAATCTTGGTAATGATGGTGTCTATCCAGCGGGACAAGATACTCCAGATGGAAGACCAGTAAGTGATGATGTTGGTTTATATGCTATCGCGCCAGGAAAGGCATTTGTTAGAGGATATGAAGTAAGATCTTTAGATACTGCTTACGTAAGTTTTCCAAAAACAAGAGATTCTGCTGTTTTAGAAAATCAAGCAGTAAATTATAACACAGGAGTAACTATAAGAGCGAATAATGTTAAGGGAGCTCCTGAAATTGGTATTGGAAATACTTATATTGTAAGTTTACGTAATCAAAGATCCGGAGTTGGTACAGATGCTCCAGGTGAAGAAATTGGTTTAGCAAGAATATATGACTGTGCCTTAGAATCTGGATCATACGATACAGAATTTTCTACTGTAAATCAGTGGGATGTTTCGTTATTTGATGTTAGATTACAGACAAATATAACTTTAAATGAACCAATCCCAAGTCTTTCTGTACCAACTTTTATAAAGGGAAAGTATAGTGGATCAACTGCATTTTTAAGAGATGCTGTAACCGATAGTACATCCTTAAAACTTTATGATACCGTAGGAACTTTTCTTAAAAATGAACCACTTATTTTTAATGGTATAGAAGATACTAGAGTTGCTCTTGCAGTCACGGGACACTCGATAGCTGACGTTAAGGCAATTTACGGCGGTCCTTCTGTATCTGTTGGACCTGGTGTTGTTGGAGTTGGTTTAACTTTCGTTGCAGACACTATTCAAAAAGATTCTTTCTTCTTTGGACAAGCACAAGTTACTGATAGAGTTGCATCAACTGGTATTAGCACGGTAACTAGTATTTCAGAAAGATTCCCTGGAGATTTGAAAGTTGGTAATATACTCGCATTTACAAATACTGGTATTGCAACTGCTCAATCAACACAAACTTTAGCAAGGATTGTTAGTGTTGGTAGTTCTCAAGTTACAATTACTGGTGTTACAACCGTATCAAAAGTAAGCGAGGGATCAATTCCTCAGGTAGGGGCAGCAAATATTGTAAGTGTATCTGATTTAAGACTTATTAGCACTCCTTTAGCAGAGGCTGGTGATAATAGATTATATACAGAAATGCCAAAGAGAAACATTTCAAATGTTGATCTTAGTGATGCACAACTGATTATTAGAAAATCTTACGATGTTGTTATTACAACAAACAATGAACTAAACTCCGGTGTTGTTGCTGGAGATAATGAAACATTCCTAGCATTTGATGAGGAAAGATACTCTCTTGTAAGGCGTGATGGAACTACTGAAGTTCTGACATCAGATAAATTAGCATTTACCAGTGGCAATACAGTTCTTCAAGTTAATAATGTTGGTGCTGATTTGTCTTCCAACATGGAGGCAAAATTAGTCACCACGCTTAAGAAAATAAAACCCAAAGCAAAACTTAAGAGAAAGAATAGAGTAAACACTCTGGTTGTTAATACATCTAAGTTAACTGGTTCTGGTGTTGGAGCCACCACTCTAAATGATGGTCTTTCATACGGAAATTATCCATATGGAACAAGAGTGCAAGATGAGAGAATTTCTCTTAATACTGGCGATATTATAGAAATTTTGGGAGTTTTTGAATCAAATAATACAGCACAAGCATCTGCACCCAGATTAACCCTAACTTCAATTTCTGGTCCTACAGGTAAAACATCCGATTTAATAATTGGAGAAAAAATTACAGGTCAGACTTCGGGATCAATTGCTGTAGTTGCAGAAAAGGTTGCAGATGAGCAACTTAGTTACATTGATCTAAATGATTTTGGTTTCAGTGAAGGAGAAACTGTTACCTTTGAAGAATCTGGTTTACAAGCAGTAATTTCTTCTTTAGATATTCCTAGTAAAGATGTTTCTGCAAATTATACGTTTAACAATGGTCAGAAATCAACTTTCTATGACTATGGTTTCTTAACTAGAAATTCTAATGCTAAAGAACCCTCCAAGCAGTTAAAAATCTACTTCAAAAATGGATACTATGAATCTTCTGACGATGGAGACATAACCACACATAATTCATATAATACTTTTGAATATGGAAGAGAAATTCAAACAGTCAATGGAAATAGAAATACTGATGTCATTGATATTAGACCAAAAGTATCTGATTACATTGTCGCAGAAAATACTAGATCACCACTTGAATTCTTAGGTAGAAGCTTTACCGCTTCTGGAAATTCTGCAACAAATATTTTAGCCTCTGATGAATCTATTGTAACAAACTATTCTTTCTATGGTGGAAGAATTGATAGATTATATATTAATGACAGAGGAGACTTTGAATTAAAATTAGGTAATCCGGCAGAGAATCCAGAAAAACCAGATCCTATTGATAATGCATTAGAAATTGCAACTATCACACTTCCCCCATATCTCTATAATACGGAAGATGCATCGATTCATTTCTTAGATCATAAGAGATATACGATGCGTGACATCGGAAAACTGGAAGATCGGATTAGAAATCTAGAATATTATACTTCTCTTTCTATCTTAGAAACAGAAACTGCTAACTTGTTTGTACCAGATAATTCTGGATTAAACAAATTCAAATCAGGTTTCTTTGTAGATAACTTTACATCATTCTTACCTCAAGAAGATAGTAGAGTTATTAAAAATAGTATTGATCAAAGTAATAAAGAGTGTAGACCATCACACTACACAAACGCTATTGATTTAGTTGTTGGTCCAGTTGATCCTTCAGCCGAAGATTTAACACTAAATGCATCGGCAATATTCCCCGAGGGAACTAATACCAGAAAAACTGGAGATATTGTTACTCTAGACTATGAAGAGGTTGAATATCTTGCTCAAGAATATGCAACCAGAACCGAGAGTGTTACACCATTCCTGTTGAGTTTCTGGAGGGCAAATATTAAACTGACTCCAGCATCGGATACTTGGACTGATACTGCTAGAGTTAAAGCAAAAGTTATTGATGTTGAAGGAAATTATGCAAGCACTGTAGATATTGCTGCCAGACAGTTTGGTGGATTTGATCCACAAACTGGTCTAACACCTGTTCTTTGGAATGCATGGCAAACTCAATGGACTGGCACTAGAACTACTGTTCGTAGATCACAAAGAACAGAAGTTACAGGTCGTAGAAACTTCTCTACTAATACCAGTGAACGTGGTGGAACTAGAACTAATAGATTCCAAGCTACTACTAGAACTACCTTCCAAGATACATTTACTGATAATTTCAGAACTGGTATCGCTACTAGAACAGGTAGAAGACAGTTAATTACTCCTCAACTTGAAACTGAGAGTCTTGGAGATAGAACTGTCAGTAGAGAAGTGATCTCTTTCATGAGATCTAGAAATATTGAATTTGTTGGTAGAGGATTCAAACCACTAACTCAAGTTTATCCATTCTTTGAAGGTATTGACGTATCCAAATTCTGTGTTCCAAAACTTCTGGAAGTTCAGATGCTTACAGGATCTTTCCAGGTTGGAGAAACTGTTTTTGGAAGACCTATTAAGAGTCTTGCTTCTGGTGGAGCATCATTTAGAACTGGATTCCAAATAAGATTTAGATTATGCCAACCTAATCATAAATCTGGTCCATATAATGCACCAGAAAGAATATATGCAAGTAATCCATACACATCAACTGTTGGAGCAAAATCAGATGAAGCCCAAAGAGGTGAATTTGAACTGTTTGCATTAGGATCTGCACAAGCACTTCCTTCTACCTATTCTGCAACTTCTACGCTTCTTAATGTTGATACCTTAGCACTTGCAGAACAACCTGCAGGATCATTCTTTGGATATATTGAGACTGGAATGATCTTATATGGATCCACTTCAGGTGCCCGTGCTAGAATCGTAAATAATAGACTTGTCACTGATTTAAGTTCTGATATCTTGGGAAGCTTCTTTATTCCTTCCCCAAGAGTTAATGCGAATCCTAAGTTCACTACTGGAACAAAGACCTTTGTTCTAATTGATAATAAGCAAAATAGTGAGGAAGAAGCATTAACATTGGCATCAGAAACTTATACTGCATCTGGAACTCTGGAGACAGTACAAGAAACTATTGTTTCTGTAAGAAATGCTAAAGTTGAAGTTCTTGCTGAAAGAGAGCAAGTTGATCGCGAAGAGTTTACTGGTACAACTGTTGCTATTACTGAAGTTGGTTCAACAACTACAACTGTATTGACAGGAACCACCTTTACTCCACCGCCACCGCCGCCTGATCCCCCATCAAGAGGTGATGGTGGTGGATCCCCACCTGCGACACCTAGACCTCCACAACGCAGTAATAGTCCTGGCGGCCACCGTCGTCGCCCCCCTGTTCGTCGTGTCAGAAGAAGAAGAGTTGTAAGAAGAAGAGTCGCGAGAAGAAGAGTTGCGAGAAGAAGGAGAGGTGGAAGAAGAAGCAGGAGAAGACGGAGAAGAAGAAGACGGAGAAGAAGAAATAGAAGACGGAGAAGAAGAGGTAGAGATCCAATTGCACAGTCATTCACTGTATTTGGTGATAGTGGAGTCTTCTTAACTAGTATTGATATTTTCTTCGCAGAAGTTGATACTAATGATATTCCAGTGGTGCTTCAATTGAGAACAATGGAAAATGGTATTCCAACGGAAACTATTTTACCATTCTCCGAAGTAACCCTTCCTCCTTCAGAGATCGAAGTGTCTGCTGATGGTGATGTTGGAACTAGAATCTTCTTTGATGCTCCAGTATACGTTGAAGAACAGACTGAATATGCAATGGTCCTAGTTTCTGCTTCTACGAAGTATAAGGTTTGGATTTCTAGAGTTGGTGAAAATGACAAACTTACAGATCAGTTCGTTTCTACTCAACCAGATCTTGGATCCTTCTTTAAATCTCAGAATGGTTCTACTTGGGAACCAAGCCAGTGGGAAGATCTTAAGTTTGTAATTAACAGAGCAAGATTCTCTGCTTCAGGAACCATGGAACTTTATAGTCCAGTTCTTGCTGAAGGAAATGCTCAAATTCCTACACTCATGCCTGATCCAATCAATTTGACCTCTAGAAAGGTTAGAGTTGGATTAACAACAGGTCTGAACTTTGCAGATAATGGTAGTCATGTTCCCGAACTTGGAAACACGATTTATCAAATAAATTCTAATGCAACTGGCAACTATGTTGGTAGTGCGGGATCTGCAACAGGTCAACTTAATCTTAACAGTGCTGGTATTGGATTTACTCCACACAGCGGAAGTTTTGGATATGACAATACTGCATTATCCAATATAACTGGTGTAGGCCAAAATCTGACAGCAGATATTCATGTTGTTAACGGTGTTGTTGCTATTGCAACGGTTCGTAATGGTGGATCTGGTTACACCGTTGGTGATGTTCTTGAACTTTCCAGCGGACTTGGTAATCAGGCTACTGGAAGAAATGCTAGATTCTCTATTGTTTCTATTGGTGCTACAAATGAACTGATTCTTGATAATGTTCAGGGAGACTTTATTACAGGTGTTGGAAACACAATCATGTTTACCAACAGTGTCGGTATTGGTACTACTCTTGGTGGAGAAAATTCCGCTGCTCGCGTCAGTTCTGTTACTACCGTTTCTGATGGTCTTCATATTGTTGTTGATCATAAGAATCATGGAATGCATCATGAGACCAACAGAGTAATTCTTTCTGATATTGAACCTGACGTTGTTCCAACGAAGATTTCCGTAGCATATGATTCATCATCTACGGGTGATATCAGTATCGATGATGCAACTGAGTTTGGAACGTTTGAAAATGTTGGTGTTGGTACAACTAATGCTGGTTATCTGTTAATTGGCGATGAGATTCTGTCTTACACTGAATCCACTGGTAATACTCTTGGAGGAATTACCAGACAGGTTGATGGAACATCCGCCACCGATTATCCAGCAGGAACACCTATTTACAAATATGAACTTGGTGGAGTATCATTAAGAAGAATTAACAAAGAGCACGCTCTCAGCGATGTTACTGTTAATAATCCAATCACGTTTGATTCTTATAATGTTAAAGTTGATATGGCAACCTCTGGTATTGCCAGAACGACTGGAGAGAGTTTCCCAATTCTTTACTTCGATCAAACAAAATCAACTGGTGGTTTCAGCGCCAAGGCTACTCAGAACATGCAGTATGAGATTATCACACCACAGATTCAAAATCTGACTCTTCCTGGAACTAACATTAATGCTACGATGAGATCTATTTCAGGAACAAGTCTGAATGATGGTTCTGCAGATGGTGCCGATCTTCCATTCGTTGTTCAAGATAGAGAGGCTCTTACACTCAATAACAGCAATTATCTTACTTCCCCAAGAATTATTGCTTCAAGAGTTAATGAGACCAATGCAGCATCACTGCAAGATCTCCCTGGAGAGCGTTCATTGAATATCTCACTTGAACTTACCACTGATAGTGAGTTCCTCTCGCCTGTCATTGACACTCAAAGATTAAGTGCGATTTTCACAACTAACAGAGTTGATGCTCCAATTACAAATTATGCTCAAGATAATAGAGTCAATAGTTTGAATGATGATCCAACATCTTGTCAGTATATTTCTAAGGAGAATACTTTAGAAAATCCTGCTTCCTCGCTCAAGGTTATACTTGATGCTCACATTAACAACTATGCGGACATCAGAGTATTCTACGCGGTTAGTGAGACTCCTAATTTTGATCCTATATTCGTACCATTCCCTGGTTTTGATAACTTAAATGATAAAGGAGAAATCATTGCTATTGAAAATAGTAACGGTAAGTCTGATACTCGTAACGTAGTATCTGATGTCTCAGGATTTGCTTCTCAAGATTTAGATTTCAGAGAATATACATTCACTGCTGATAATCTTCCATCATTCAAGTCGTTTAGAGTCAAGGTTGTTATGACAAGCACGAATCAGACCTATCCACCTAGAATGAAGGACTTGAGAGTTATCGCTACCGCATAATATGAAACATAAAGTAAAGGATCAAACTCATCTCGTTAGAGATACTACAACAAACTGTATTATTAATACAAGTCAGTCTCAATACAATGATTACATACGTCGCCGTAATGTAAAAAATGAAGAAAAACAAACTATAGAAAACCTTGAGACTGACGTTGCTAGTATGAAGGATGATTTAAATGAAATCAAATCACTATTAAGGAGCTTAACAAATGGATCCTGACACAATTGAACTCAAAAATTTGTCAAAGAGTTTTGCATACCAAAAACTTGCGTCTGAGATAGATAATTGTGATGATCGTGAAGAACTTAGAAATGTTGCAAAATCTTTCATCAAATTATATTATAAACAACAAGAAACTATGGCAGTAATAGGTATCCCAGATGGCAACTAAAAATATTACTTTCGATCCAGATTCTGGCGTACCATATGGTGCTAATTTGACAATCTATGGTGGAACTGATTTTTCAACCACCTTTAATGTAAAAACTACAACAAATGCTGCTTTTGATTTGACAAGTTATTCTGGCGCAGGAGCTCTATCCAAAAGTGTTGCTGTTGGTGCGACTTTTGGTGCAGCAGATACTTTTACAGTTGGAATTACTAGTGCGGCTGATGGAGTTATAAAAATTTCTTTAACTGACACAGAAACTGGTTATCTAACTGAAGGTAGATATGTTTATGATGTTTTAGTTACTATTGGATCATCAACATATCCTTTGGTTCGTGGAAATGTATTAGTTTATAATACAATCTCCTCATAGACCTAAATACACTTAGGAAACTTGTTAATAAATGGCACAACCAGCAAGTAGATCAGATCTCATTAATTACTGTAAGAGACAACTGGGAGCCCCAGTTCTAGAAATCAATGTTGCGGATGAGCAAATTGAGGATCTAGTAGATGATGCGATTCAATATTTTCATGAGAGGCATTTTGACGGAGTAATACAAACTTTTTTACATTATAAATTTACTGAGGATGATGTAAACAGGGGAAAGGGTCCTGGAACAGCAGGAGTTAGTGGAATAACGACAACAACGGTCACACATAGTGTAGGCAGCACAACTTCTTTTGAATTTGAAGAAAATAATAACTACATTCAAGTTCCATCATCTGTTATTGGTGTAAACAAAATTTTCCGTTTTGATGGATCTAATACTGCAACAAATAACATGTTCAGTGTTAAATATCAATTATTCCTGAATGACATTTATGGTTTAGGATCAACAGAAATTCTTAGTTATGCAATGACTAAAAGATATCTTGAAGATATTGATTTTGCATTGAGTACAGAAAAGATGATTAGATTTAATCAGAGGCAAGATCGATTATATCTTGATATTGATTGGGGTAGTGTTAGAAAAGATGATCGTATAGTTCTTGATTGTTATCGAATAATAGACCCTTCAGATCATGCTAGAGTTTATAATGATTCCTTTTTGAAGAGGTATTTGACGGCCTTAATTAAAAGACAGTGGGGACAAAATCTAATCAAGTTCCAAGGAGTAAAACTCCCTGGCGGAACAGAATTGAATGGCAGACAAATCTATGATGATGGAATGAAAGATCTTGAAATCATTAGAGAGCAAATGTCCAACACATATGAACTTCCACCTCTTGATATGATCGGATAGGGATTATGTTAAATCCATTTTTTCAACAAGGATCCTCTGGAGAGCAAAATCTTGTCCAGGATTTAATCAATGAGCAGTTAAGGATATATGGCATAGACGTACACTTCTTGCCACGCAAATATCTAACAGAAAATACTGTTATAAAAGAAGTAATAGAATCAAAATTTGATGATGCATACCCAATAGAGGCCTATATTGAATCTTTTGAGGGTTATGGAGATAATCCAACTTTATTGTCTAAATTTGGAATTCAAGCAACAAATGAGATAACTTTAATTATTTCAAAGGAAAGATTTGAGACTTATATCTCTCCTTTGATGAGAAATGAATCGAATGTAAAGTTGTCAACCAGACCAAAGGAAGGAGACTTAATATATTTTCCCTTAGGTGACAGATTATTTGAAATTAAATATGTTGAGCACGAAAAACCATTTTATCAACTACAGAAAAACTATGTTTATGAGTTGAGATGTGAACTCTTCCGTATCGAAGATGAAGTCATTGATACTGGAATTGAAGAAATTGATAATGAGTTGATTGGAGATGATTATGATGGAACATCCGAAAGCGGCACATCAACAATTATTGGAGTTGCACAACTTCTGTATGTTGTTGGGACGGGAGTTACTGCCACGGCAAATACTTCACTTGTAAACAATGGCGTAAGATTCTTAAGGCTTACTAATAGAGGAGCAGGTTATAGTTCTCTACCATCAGTAGGAATTGCATCAGTAGGAATTGCAGGCTCGGTGACTGGTATAGGAACAGTCTCTCAAATGATAGGTGGTATTAATGTTTGCAATACAAATACAAATACTAAATTAAAATCTGTCCAACAAGTAGCGATAGTTAATCCAGGAACAGGATATACTGCCGCACCCACAATTAAGTTTAGTGGTGGTGGTGGATCGGGAGCAGCTGCTACATCAGGAATTTCTACAACGGGTGGAGTTGGAGTAGTTACTGTAAGTTCCTCAGGTGGAGGATACATTAATGCTCCAACAGTAACATTCTCTACACCAAAACATGTTGGTGCAGCAGCCACAGCAGTCCTTGCCACCCCAATGGTTGGTGGTGGTGTCAGTATCACGTCTGCACCTATAAGTGTTGGTTCTTCTGCCTTCCTGTTCCCTGGAGGCACTACTGGCGGCGCATTCTATAGAACTGCACCTACAGTCACGTTTGCATTACCTACAGGCACAGGAAATGTTGCTTTAGCATCAGCAACTATTGCCAACGCCAGTCAACCTGGAATTATCCAGAATATGAACAATGTTAATGCTGGTAGTGGTTATCAAGCAGATGAAACAGTTAGTTTGGTTCCAAATAATGTAAGTATGGGAGGAACAGATGCGGTAATTCGTATTGACTCTGTTAATGGAAGTGGTGGTGTAACTGGATTTACAACTGTCAGTGGTGGTATTGACTTTGAAGTAGGTTCCAATCCATCTAATGATTTTTATGAGGCAAGGGGTGGAAGCGGAAATAATAACTTCCGTGTACAGATAACTTCTGTTTCACAAGCACTTGGTGGAGTAGTATCATCTCTTGGAATTACTACAGGGGGTAGATTCTATACTAGTGTTCCAACAGTAACAATTGCTCATCCAGGAACCAGTGTGGCGATTGCAACAGTTGGTTTAGCAGGATCTTCTATAGATCCTGGTTCTGTAGCGTTTAGTACTACTGGTAGGGCATATACTACAGCACCAACTGTTGCAATCGCCACAGTCGGAACATATGCTCCTGCCCCATTAGTTACTGCTGTTGGTATTGCAACAATTCATCCAGTATCAGGTGTAGTTACAGCAGTTGGATTTAATAGCACGACAGATGCATGGGCAGTGGGCACCGGAGCAACAGTTGGTGCAGGATATACTGTTGCACCTACAATATCTTTCAGTGGCAGTCCTTCACCAATTAGAGCAACTGCTACAGCTACTATTTCAGATGCTGGAGTAGTTATTGGACTTACAACGACTAATGCTGGATTTGGATACATATCACCACCAACAGTCAGTATAGCAAGTCCTGGAGGAGCAGATGAAAACTTTAGAGCACTTGGTATAGCAACCATAAGATTTAATTCTCTTCATTATCAAGGGACTGTTGGCATCGGATCTACAACAATTACAGGAATTAATACTCTTGGAGTTATTGTTGGAGATAGGGTAAGACTGGGTATTGGATATAGCGACTCTTATAATTTTATTGCAGAAAATGCATTCGTCTCCGGAATTGGTCAAAGCAGTCTCATCATGTCAACTGCTGCAACAAATGTTGGTATAGCAACATCCGTATTTGAACTTGGAAGAGATCAGTGTGGTATTGTCACTGGTATTGCAGTTACATTTGGTGGTGGTGGATATCTAGAGCCACCAACAGTATCAATTTCTAATACTGTTGGTGATAAAAACTATATTGATTATCATGATACCTTAGGAATTGCTACAGCAACAGGTATTTCCACTTTAACATCTGCAGGAGCAGTTGAAAAAATCTACATTACAGATTCTGGGCATGGTTATGTGATAACGCCTACGATAACAGTTGAAGATCCTGCTTCAGATTCATCAGGCACATTCAAATTTAACGAGATTATAACTGGATCTTCTAGTGGAACGACTGCTAGGGTAAGAATATGGAATGAATCAAATAATCAGTTAGAGGTGATGAATGTAAATGGAAGTTTCATTCGGGGAGAAACTTTAACTGGTTCCGAATCTGGAGCTCAATACGTATTCAGAACATCAGAAACATTCCCACCACTTACCAATTTTGCAGACAATAATGCAATTGAGACCGAAGCTGATGCTATTTTAGACTTCTCTGAGGAGAACCCCTTCGGCACTCCATAAATAAAGATATCTCGATAGGTGGAGTATTGTAGGTTTGAACAATGTTTGAATATTTTTACAACGAAATTTTAAGAAAGACTATCATATCTTTTGGTACTCTTTTTAATTCATTAGAGATTCAACATCAAGACTCTTCTGACAATACTACTAGTATTGTTAGAGTTCCTCTTGCTTATGGACCTACTCAAAAATTTCTTGCAAGACTCGAACAATCTCCTGATCTAAGTAAAGGGACGGCAATGACCCTCCCCAGGATGTCATTTGAGTTTATTGGATTAACCTACGATCAATCAAGAAAGGTAACTACAACTCAACAATTTACAGTTAAAGACCCAAATAACGATACTGGTGTCAAAAAAGCATACATGCCAGTTCCATACAATATGCAATTTGAATTGAGTATTATGTCTAAATTAAATGACGATGCTCTACAAATTGTAGAACAAATTTTACCATATTTTCAACCACAATATAATCTAACAGTAAATTTAGTTGGACCAATAAACGAAAAGAGAGATATTCCTGTTGTATTGGAAAATATAACAATGCAAGATGATTATGAGGGAGACTTCTCTACTCGTAGAGTTCTCCTTTATACATTGAGATTTACGGCAAAGACTTACCTGTTTGGCCCTGTTTCCTCTGCAACCTCGGATATTATCAAGAGATCTTCGATTTCTTACTACTCTGGAGACAGTAAGAGCACAGTCAGAGACCTTACATACAGTGTCAAACCAAGAGCTATTAAAGATTATACTGGAGACGTTGTTACTAATCTCTCCGAGGATATTGATGCATCTACAACAGCATTTAATGTAGATAAGGGATCCTCCGTCACTCTCAAAAAATATATTGAAATTGGTGGAGAAGAAATGTTTGTTACTAAGATTTCTGGTAACAAAATTACCGTGGAAAGAGGAAAAGATGGTACAACTGTCGCCTCACATATTAGAGGTGCAGAAATTAAAGGTATTGATTACACTGCCACAGAAGATAGTGATATTATAGAATTTGGCGACGACTTTGGATTTACTGGAACGATTTCGTAATTATGACTAAAAAATATGATGGCCTAGATGAAGCATTTAACGTAGAGACAGAGATTGTCTCTGCTGAAAAAGAGTCAATAGAAGTTGCTAAAAGATTAAAAATAGAAAAGGATGATGTTGATAAAGACTATGACTATACTCGTGGAAATCTGTATAGTATAATTGAGAAAGGACAAGAAGCAATTAATGGTATTCTTGAGTTAGCTCAAGAAAGTGAAATGCCCAGAGCATATGAAGTTGCAGGTCAATTAATTAAAAATGTGGCAGACGCAACTGATAAATTAATGGATCTTCAGAAAAAACTGAAAGATGTTAATGAAGAATCCAAAAAAGGTCCTACTAATGTGACCAACGCACTTTTTGTTGGATCTACTTCGGATCTGTCCAAATTTCTCAAGTCTCAAAATGAAGACACAGAGAAAAAATAAATATAACTATAACTGAGGTAATAATAAGTGGCATTAAAGAAGCCTTCCGATTTTTATATTAAACCCGAAGAGAAAAGTTCTCTAGATTCTGTTAAGGAAGAGTTAGCATCTTCTAAACCAGAAAAAATTGAGAAAATCTCAGAGGCTTTTAGTGTATTCAAATCTAACCTCAATCGTATTCAATCACTTAATGATTTTTCCTCAACATTTGAAAGTTTTAAACACAATGTTGAGAAAGTTGAAACTATCTCAACTGAAATTGGAGAAGTAAAGAAAGAGATTCAAACATTAATTAAAAAAGAAGATTTGGATGATGCTATGATGGCACATCTTTTCTTCGTAGAAGAAGCGATTGCAAAAGTTGAAGATAAAATATCAGGAGTCAACGAGAATATTGTAAATAAAATTAGCGATGACTTTTCAGAGACTTCTGAAATGGTCAACTCTTTTTTAGATATTGAAGTTCCAAAATACAAAAATTTAATTGCAGAGTCGGAAGTTAGAATTGATAATAGGTTCGTAAATCTAAAAGATTCTGTAGAAGAGAATCTTGATACGATTAGGGCAGACGTTAATAAGGAAGTTACAACTGCTTTATCAGAAGTTGAGACTATCAACCAACATAGTTTATCCACTATAAGGGATGAGGTTGGGGATATTATCGATGTTATTAATGAAGATTTACCCCAGTACAAAAAGTTTTTTGCCGAAACTGAGTTAAGGACAGAGGAGAAGATCAGTGAGGCTCAAAATATTTTTGATGAAAAAATTAACTTCATCAATCAAACTTATCAAGAAAGATTAGAAGAATTAAATTCCACAGTCAAAGAATTTACTAATACAGAGATTCCAAAGTACAGCAGAATGCTGGTGGAATCCAAATTAAAATCAGAAGAAGAAGTCAAAGAGTTAGAAACAACTGTTCTAAAGAAAGTTAATGATTTAACAGAGCAAATTGAAAATCTCTATAAAGTTAACAATATCAAGGAAACTGATATTGATTCTTTGTTAGAAAAAGTTCAAACAACTGTTCAAGAGTCAAAAAATCAAACCGAAGAAATTTTTGAATCTTATGCAAGACTGTGTAAAGATTCTAGGAAAAGAGAGGTATCAGAAGATAAGAAACTACAGACATTCTCTAATCGATTAGAGAGGTTTGCAAAACAACTTGAAAATATTGAGGAAACTACTGTTCAAGATGTTCTTGAACTCCAAGCCAATCTTGATATTAGCACCTCTGCATATCACGACAAACTAAAGAAAGAAGTTAATGAGTTTGAAGAAAATTTGACCGAACAGATTAAAGATCTTGAAGTCAATTTAAATACTAATGAAGTTCACATCAAGAAGCAGAATGAATATATTGAAAGTATCAAGGAAGAAGTTCAAGATGTAATTGGTAAACTGCATATTGAGTCTATTGAAAAGAAGAATAAGGCTCTTATTGAAAAAGTAAATCATATTGAAGAGGTTCTCTCTAAGTTTAGTGAAAAGGCACTTCTGACTGAAGATACTCCCATTACACCAGGGAGTCCTGATACTAAGACTGGTGATCCTCTCACATCATTAGACCAAAATTATGTGACTCTGAAGCAATTGCAGGATCACTATAGATTATTCATTAATAGAATTCAAGTTCAACTGTCGTCTATTGGTGGCGGTGGTGCTGGATTCATCAAAGATCTTGCAGACGTAAGTTTTGATGAGAGCACAGGCACTAATAAACTGCTGATCTACAACGGAACAGAGTGGGTTGGTATTGATAGCACATCTTTAGGTAGTGCTGAGGCCATCACTGGTGTTGGAATTCAATCTGCCAGCACTTCTGTTGGTTATGGATTCACCGATATTAACTTTGTTGGTAGTGGCGTATCTTCAATTACTGGTTCAGGAACCACAGTAACCATTGACATTCCTGCTACCACTATCAGAAGACAAGTCAATACATCCTCTGGAGTGACCACAGATTTTACAATTAGTGGTGGATATGCTGTTGGTTTCATTGATGTTTTCATGAATGGTGTAAAACAAAGAAGTGGAACTGACTTTTTGGCAACAACAGGAACTGGTGTCACTATGACACCTGCCGTTAATGATGGTGATGTGTTAGAATTCCAAGTATATGAAAATCTTACTGTAGCAAAACAGGAGGATCCATATGTAGGAACTGCTGGTCAACTCTTACAACATGATGGCTCAACTTATGTTGGCGTAAGTTCTGTTGGACTAGCAACATTCTTCAATGACCACCATCAAGGTTATTATAGATATAGCACCAACTATTACACCACTGGTGTAGCAAATACAGTTCAAACTCTCCCTGCTGATGAGTTTGTAATGATTCAACCTTCTGTTCGTACTAATAAGGTTGACTTCTTGCCTCAGAAGATGCTTGATGCCAACAACAATGATCCTTGGGTTGGTACTGGTGCTACCATTGGTACAGGACAGACCCAATTCTCTCTTGCTGGTTTGGATGATGGTTCAACAGTTATTGTAAGAATTGCTTCTCAATTCAACCCAGATATTGATAATACTAACCTTGACTTTAAATTAGAATTTACCACAAATCCCACAACTCAGGGATATGGAACAACCAATTTTAGTATTACAAGAGAGCAAGCACTAATCTGTAATGAGGGTGCTGACCAGAACTATATAAGTGAAACACTGATCAACTTCTATGTTGGTAGTTCACTATCTGGAATGACGACAGCGACTGCTGGCACCTTTAATGTTCAAGCAAGAGCAAGTGATGAAGGTGATTTTGAAATGATGGCCCTAACAATCAACGTAGTAGCATAAAATGGCAAAGAAATTCAGAATTTTTGCAGATGTAAGTGCAGGTAGTTTATTCTTTGATGGATCAAGGGTTCAACCTGCTCCACTTGGTGGTAAAGTTTTAGCGAGTATTAACCCTAACTTTTCTGATAGAATCAGAATGGTTAGAACTGATCTATTTGCTAGAGATGGTGTTACTCCCAGAAGAATCTTTAAGGGATTGAAGGAAGGTAGAATTAAGAATGAAGCAGGTCAGATTCTCGCTAATGAAGGATTCACTACACAACAAATTGTTGACTATATCAATGACCAGGCAAACAAGAAAGCAAACGAGATTGATTTCCAAAAAGAAGGTACATTAGTTGGTGGTGGTACTACTATCAACTTTACAGGTGGTGGAGTTGGAAGTCTTTCTGTTTCTGGAGATATTGCAACTGTAGGTATTGCATCAACAGTACCAGTGAGTAATATTGTAGGTCTTATTACTAGCGGTCAAATCCAGAGTATAGCTGGATCTCAAATCACAGGAAATATAAATTCTACTCAACTCTCACCACATATTACTGGACTTGGTGGAGTTAATTTTACTCTTGGTGATAGTGATGCAACACCAGCATTCAATCTGTCTGATGCTCATAGCTATCCTATTGGTGTTGGTACTACTGGCGGATATGTTGGTACAGGTGTTACTTTATTTAATTTTAAAGGTAGTGGTGTATCAACTGTAACTCCAGTCTCTTCAGGTATTACAACTATATTCATTGAAGGTGGTTCTGCTGGTAATCCTGTTACTAGTGGTATCCTTACATCTGGTAATAGCACACTCAGACTCACTCTTCAAGATGCAACCACAGTTGATATTGATGTTAATGCATTGAACAATGTGTCACCAGTATCACTTGCAGCATCAACTGCTTACTTCTATTTGAATACTGGCAATCAACTTGCTAACAATGAACACAACCTTGACAATGGTGTTGTCTTCTATGGTACACCAGTAAGAAAAGGTAATGAAATTGTATTCTCAATTCCTGGCAATAGTACCCACGTTGGTATTTGGAATGGTGGTGTTGGTGTAACTGGTAGTGACAATGTTAGAAACAAATCTAACTGGTCAATGAAATGGCAGTACAACCATAACAGAACTGACTGGGAGGCTGCTACTGCATCCCATGGTGCTACTGGTGTTGAGTTGCCAAAAGATATTCAAGTAGATAATGGCACATATTATGTTAGAGTAGACCAT